ACCAGGTAATAAAACTTCAGCCTCCAATACTATATCTCCGTCAAAATATGGAGGTAATAGATCATCTGGGTTATAACCATCAATAATAGAATCAGTAATGTTCACGCACACTCTATCATATGTAGGTGGTATAGGTGGTAGAACGTTATCTCCAAAATCAATATGAGATGGAATTATACCATTTTTAATATTATACCACATAGTATTAGACCATCTTCTATTACTACCTTTATATTCAGTGTCCCACCAAGTTGGTTTAGATGGGAATAATTGTAATTTCCATGGTTCAAGGTGTGGGTATTGAGTATTAAATAACTCCTCATAAATTGTATACCAACGAGCACCCCATTTGTCAGTAGCATACGGGTAAGATATTAGATTGGATTCTATATCTCGATAATTCCAGGTGAATGGATCAGCTAAATTATAATCCATCATAAATGGATCGAGCTGATATGTTTTTGCATAATCTAAAAATCTAGCGTTTAATTTTTTATAAAACACTACTGCATCATCTGCATCATCTATTAAATCATTAAAATTATACACAGGTGTTGATAATGCACATATGTTATATAACTCAGTCTCAATATGTAGTATAAGTTCTTGATATATGTTATTAAGATTTATTTCCTGCCATGCAATATCGCGATTTACAACCACATCCCATCCAGAAATTACTGCATTAGATCTCACATATAACTGATCTGTAATATTATTATACCATAATGTACCTTCACTAAATGTAATAGATGGGGGAGTGTTACCTATATAGATTACTTTATACCTCCATAGCTGTTTAGTAGCAGTATCGTACCAAAAATGACCTAACGGTATTGATTGTAATAATGGAAAATTATTTACTCCCTTACTACCATTAGTATCTAGTAGTATATTCAACATATTAGCTTCATCTTTACTTGATAACACAGCATCTGACATATGACCATCATGATGCACTATTTTATTGATACCTAACTTACTATCATTTAATAAAATCGGTACTGTAGGTTGAATAATTTTTAATATAGGTAGTGTTGCAATCCAGTTTTTAACACCATATACTCCATTATATGCAGTACTATCACTATATAAAGATGTTAAGTTACTATTAGTACCATATAACTCAATAATATATTGAATTATAGACAAAGTAGGTGATAGTATTGAGTCAACTGTTTGTTGATTTAATATATCAATAGCGTACTTTACATATAACTCTTTAATAATACTTAAACATTGTAAGTATTGATCTCTTGCAAATGTTATAACGTTAGTTGGTGTAATGTTATCTTGATATATTGATGATAGGAATGTATCATAACTACCATTATATTCTCTGATAGTACCACCTACACTATAATCAATTGTTGTTAGTAGTTTAAATCTATTTTCTACCGGAACATCAATATAATCACTACTTACTGGTTGATTATCGATTACAGATTTAAAGTGTGTGAACAGTTGAGTGTACGTAATAGATGATCTATTTTCATGGTTAGTGTTATAATATAATTGTGCAGGTATTTCCCAATCACCTGCACTTGATAACAGTGGTACACTAGCAATATGAGTGTTACTGTTATTATCTGTATACACATCACCATCTGCAAGTTGATATTCATTAACATATCGAGGTGTGTATGATACTGCTCCTTGTTTCCATATAGTTTGCAATGCATTCAGTTCTATGTCTTTATAACATAGTAAAGCATCACCATCTTTTAAATAATTTGTAAAGTAAAATTCAGATTTATTAGTAATTTTAATTCTATTATCTACTCTTACATCAATAGGGTATGTGTTATCTTCTGTGAATACAAAAATACTATTAGCTGTATATGATGTAGTACCATCTATATTAAAAATATTAAATACTGGGTATTGAGTATGAAATTGCTTAACTTGTTCACGTTTTCTATAGCGTAATAGACAAACATAATCAAGAACCGAACTTACATCATCAGTTTGTATTTCTGATGTGCGAACCCAAGCCATTTCTCTACCAACATCAACCGAACAAGCTGGGCCTGTTCTAACTAAAATATATGAACCTGCAGGTATTGGGGTGTTAAAAATAATTTCATCAGACATTAACCCTTGTTTTAATACTTCATAATATGTACCATACTGACGGGTTCCATTAATATACACTTGTAAGTTGTCAATATTAACAAAATATGAAAACGGAAGTGTTATTCTTGTTTGAGCTGTTTGCGTGATAAACACATAAGATGTTTGTGAGTTATTAGGTGTTTGATTGTTAACAGGAACCGCGTCTTCCACACCATCCCATTTCCAATGAGTGTATAACCCCTTCCAATTATCACCGATAGATGTTGTAACAGGTGTGATAATACCATAACCATCTGGTGTTTTATTTGGTTCTGCACATGTTGCAAGCCATTCATCCGTAGGTAACACATCAAACCCATATAGATCATCATCAAAAATTGTTGATCTAGGTGCTTCATGTTGAATCACATCATTAGTGTATACTAATGTAACATTTAATACATCATTAAATTCTACTTTTTTAACGGACCACACCCCATCATTACATTGAGTTCGTTCAACGTTAAATTGTGTACCAGGTATGAAACTATCCACTAAGTTTGATTTTAACACAAAAACCGTTTCACCAATTGGAGTTGAACTTAAATTTGTATCTACACTAATGGTAGATATATTTAAAAACCCATGTAGTTCAATAATAGAAGGTTCACTAGTTACAGAAACCCAAGGGTCAGTGTTATGTTTTCTATATTTCCATTTATGTTTAGTGTACACCCATTCATTTAGTTCGACAGTATCAAGATATTCTATAATAGGCATCGTAGCTTGTACTGCTTGATTGGCATTTACAACATCAGATTTATGAATCCATTTATTTTGTATTTGCCAATCATTTAGTTTATTTAAACGTTGTTCACTATCCCAGGTGTGCAATCCAGATGGTTGTGTTACCTGTAAAGAATTCCATAGTTGATCTGTGTCCCACTCACCTAAATTATCATCCCATAATGTACTACTCCATCCTAGGTTATTAGCACTTAATTGCTGCTCTTCATTAAATAGTGCTTGTATTGAATTTTTTATATTTTCAATTCGAACAGGATCATTATTATCAATTAATAATTGGTTATATATCTTAGTAAGTTCAATAATTTGAGATCTAATTATTGTTGCTTTATTTTTTATTGTAATGTATTGAGGTTTTGTACCACCTACCCAATAATAATTTTGAAAATTTATTAATTTATCAATATCAACAGGTGGTGCATAATTACAAAAAGTAGTATCACCCCATTTAGGTAACCGTGTTATATCAACACCTAATTGATCTAGTTTATTTAATATGTCTTTATAAGATAATACTTTATCCTCAGTAGCAATTTTTGAATGTAATATCGGTTGTAACTGCCATGCTTGCCTATGAACATCATTCTCAATAATCCGAGTATCACTTAAAAACCTAGTGTTTTTCTTTCCAATGGTACCTTCTACATATACAGTATCATCAGCTGTAAACAACCTATTACCGCCATTATTTAAAAATGATGATATAACATTTGTTTTTACAACATCCGGTAGTAGTTGATCGATCTCGATTCGAGGTTTTCTGTAATCTGAATTATTAGACATAGATATAAAGTATCCTATTAATATCTGTAAAAATATACTAAATATTTATGTGCATTAAAAATTACAGAAATTGATACTAGTTTAATACATCATCGATATTAATAATAAGGTGTTCTGTTAATTGATTATCTAATTCAGTTAGAATATCCTCATCAGTTGACGCTTCTCTAGACACAGCACCTATGCGCACATGTATTTCTTTAATTGCTTCATCTCGCACACGAGCTGGTACTGTTAAGTATGCTATTACTTCAAATGTTAGCGTGGTAATCATCATCCTGGATGAGGTACTAACTGGAAAGTTTTCTTCCATTGCTATGTTAGTTAATTCAACTGTAGTAATCTTACCCATATCAAAATCACTATCTGATAATTGTATTTGAACTGAGGGATTAAACAATACTAATACTTGTTCTAATATTTGTAAGTGAGTATCAAAATTACTCGTATATATAACCACATCTAATGTGAGTTTATAAGGCACTGGCATAATCTGAGTAACTGTAGTAATATCATCAGGGAATACTTGTCCCCTAGGCACATAGTTAATTTTCCTAACAGCATCAATACCTTTAAATCGATCTACTGCTAAAGATATATTAGTTAATTGAGTAATTATAACAGGTAACCGCAATGGTAAGTTTTGAGTATTATTGTTTAAGATAGCTGCAGTAACTCTATCTTTACTACCATATGATACCGGAACATCTATAAATTTTTCTTCACCTTTAGCATTTTTACCTGTTTTTATTTTGTAACCTCTAAAGATTGCCATAAATTGTATTATATGTTTATGGAATTGGTGGTTATAGAAATATTGCATAATTATCTTGAATATAAATGTTGGTTTATGTTAATATAGGTTAACTCTGATACTATGGTAATATCATTTACTGTAATATCTGGTATTAATATCTCATCTTCCTGCACGTTAATCTGGAATAGATCTCCAAAATAATGATCCTCAAATCGTGGGACTAATACTATAGTATCAATATATGTTTGCAGATCATAATGAACTTTAGCTGCTAATTCTGTAAAATTAAACATATCACCAAATCCCCAATCATTAATATCAAAATAATCTTTAATGGACAATACAATTAATGTTTTTAATTGATTATCTGAAATTGATGCAGTTTTATTTTTTACCACTGAAAAATATGATTGTAGTTGTGGGATGGCATTTTCACCAAATATAATTTTTAATTTACCTGAATGTAACACAACTGAATCAGAAATCATTTTACTATTTAATAGTTTACTATATGATAGTGAAAGCTCGTTTGCGGTAGGTGGTATTGGGGGATATGATAGCTTACCTTCTAGCCATTGTTTAGTTTGTGCATAATAGCTCTTAGTTAATATAAACATATCTATAATATTAGTAGTATTAGGATCAACTAACTGATGTAATGGTGAAAAGTGTGTCCATAGAAAATTCAAACCACTTCTACCTGGAGCTCGTTTATAATACACATTATTTGTATCTAATTGATACTCAATTAACTCTGCAGATGAACCTTCTATTACCTCCCAAGGGCTAGCTGTATCTTTTCTATTAAAATACACAAAATCTGGTACTATAATATTCACTGAGGTATTAATACCTATAGTATTAACCGTAATAGTGTCGCATAACCCGTTATTAACATTTGTTGAGTATACCACCCCAGTAGCATTATTTGCGATATAAATGTCATTAGCAAAACAACTATATCCTAACTCTATAATTTTTGGAAAAGTGTCAGTATTATTAATTGTAATAGTATTATTAATTAATTCTGATAACTCTATATTATCAGGCCATCCATCTTTATTATCATCTGATGTTATTAATGTAACAGCATTATAATTTATAGTACCATTTAGTGATATCTGTTCATCATAAGTAACAGCACCTGATAGTAGTAATTTAATATTACTATTTAATATATTAGATGCTTGTTTTGTTCTATATGACCCAGTGTTAATTTTTAAAATAGTAATTGCATCAGTGGAGGTTGTTATAGTATCATAGTTAATAACAGATGCAGTATTATTACTCCAGAATTTAGTGGATTTACTCCCAGCAATGATATTAGTAATTTTATATTTTACCACCCATTCGTATACCCCATTGTCAAATACTTTATCAATAAAGAATATCCAATCATCTGATTCTTGAGTGGTATAATAGGGGGTCCAAAGATATGTATTATATTCTGTATTAAACTCATATTTTATTCTAATGGGGTATACAGGATCAAATGGAGTTATATCATCAATACTATATAATTCACCTAAAAAATTATAGATAATATCATGTTTTTCATACTCTGTAAAATACCGGCGAGCATTCGATATTAGGTTTTTTCGATGACGATATAGGTATACATTTATATCACTAAGTAATGGTTCAATATAAGTTTGTACTAATAATGTGGCTGATGTATTTGTAGGTATATTAGGTATTTGTTTAATAGTATCTTTATAGTATAAAGATAGATCATCTCCAAAAATTTTTACATTTTCGTATGTGGTACTTGCATCATACCAATGCATGTATTTTGACTGACCAGCAAAACTTCTATTAACAGAGTGTAACTTTAGTATTGATTGATCTTGTAATAGATAAAAATTATAATCTTGATTAGTTACCATCCTATCTTGTGTATAATACACTGATGGTGCCATATTTCTAATATGTTCTATATCTTCTGATGCTGCTGAGTTTGATATAGCTTGAATAGAAGAAAATGTGAATGTTAATGTTTGATTAAGATTACTCAGATCAACATAGCTTAAATTAGATTCTAATTCATAAATTGCAGATATAGGTATAGTAATATCAGCATTAACTGATGTGCGATACCATAGATCAAATACACCAGATGGAATATTTGCAAATTCACCATCACCAAATATTATTCTAACATTATCATTATCTAAAGTCTCTATTTCAAACTTATTTCTATTTTTTTCTGTGTTGAAAATTATATTTTCAGCATATGTATTATTAACAACAACCCACTCACCAGATGCTGGGTTTGTTGCACTTGGTTTTATAATATTACCACTATTATCAATATTATTAACCCATACATCAATATTATTGATATTATTAACGTTAATATCATATGTTTGATTTGGTGTTATACCATCAAAAGTAGTACGCTTACTTGATAACCGACCTTGCTTGGTGAATATAAAAAAGCCCGTATTTGATGAGCCATCGCCAATACCATCAGTACCATAAATGATAGTAAATGGGCTATTTCTGCTAGGTCTACGCTCAAACGGACCATTATTATTTAATGATGCAGGTACCAACTCCATAGGTATATTATCACCATTTACTTGAATACTATATGGTATAACTGTACCTGTTAGTGGTATATTATTTAATGTGTATAATTCAAATAATTGATCATATACCTGAACTCGGTTAGTGGGTAATACTACTCCAAATTCATTAGTTAGTACATGATTCATAACTAATATGAATTGCTCTTTCCAATATGGGTTAGTTAAATCATTCCATATAATTTTAGTATTAGCTAAATTTACTCCACGTGAATCTAAAATATTTTCAGATGTTTTAATAGAGGTTATTTTAACTAAACCTCTAGCTGGCATATTCCTGGATGCAGAGTATGATATGAATTTAGCCAATTTAAGAATAGAATCTTTTCTCTGTGCAACTGGCATTAGGTTTTCATGAGCTGTTACATCTAACCTATAACTATATAATTCACATATATAAGCTAAAGCTTCAATGTACATAATAAACTCATCTGATTCGATGAAGTTATTAAACTCAGGGCTGGTGGTTTTAAAATATTCAACTAAGCTTTGCTTAATTGAATTATAATCAAAAGCAGCGAAATTAATATTTTGAAATGCTGTGTGTAGTTGTTCCCACGATTCAGCGCGTGATATTTGCTTACTCATTAGTTATCCTAATTAAATATATTCAGTACTTAACATATTTATTAAGGATCAATAACTAAAAATGTTTACTGACTGAATTCTAAATTAAAGATTGTATCATTAGTTATATTTAATTCAATATACTTAAGTGTTAAAGTAACATTAACACTTTGTTTTATAAAATTAGGAACTACCAATAATTTTATTAGTTGAACTCTAGGATCGAATTTTACTACAGTTTCTATTTCATTATAAATTTCACTCACTGTAAATTCATCCAGTGGTTCATATAATATTTCAGCTAATCTTGTTCCGAAATCCGGCATCATAACCCGCGACCCTTTAGCAGTGAACAGATGATTTAATATATTGCGTTCCACTAATGCGATATCAGTTAATATTAGAGTATTACTACCTGAAGCGTTGGGTAGTTTTGTTAACTGAGATGATACTGTGTTGAAGTTTTTCACATTTACAGACGGGTATATACCTTGCTCTCTAACACCTCTATCAAAATCTATAGTTGATATACCTCGGTATAATGACATATTAAATAATTCCTTAAATTGATAATATTATTTACAATTATCGCTTCCAATTACTATTTCTAGTTTTATTATCTCGTCCAATTTTATCTGATTTATAATCATACTTAGGCTCGTGTCCATTATCAGCTTTAGTATCACATCTCCCCCATGGTTCATGTGCAGGAACTCTATTTGTATAATGCGCTGGTTGTGTAGCAGCATCTGCTGCAGCAGGGCCGTTTAAATGTATTTCTGCTCCTGTTTCAATAATGTTATCTGAAGCTAATAAATTAATTGCACCACCTGAAGTTACAAACGCATCACTACTTCCTTTTAACCGTAGTGCAGCGCCGCTTTGTATATGAGTATCTGCACCACTTGTTAATCTAATATCTTGAGGGGTTTGTAAATGGATTCCTGAGTTCCCAAAAATTCTAACGGTTTTGTCAGATGTTAAGTTAATATCTGACGAAGAGTGTATAGATACTTTTTGAGATGCAAAAATATCAACACTACCATCTTGATCTAATTCAACCCAACTTTCTCCTTCTGCTGTTGATATATAAATCCGTTCATTAGTATCATCTAATATAATTTGATGCCCTGTTGATGTCCTGAATCGCATTCTACAATTATCAGCGCTATCATCCATTGTAAAACTATGAAACCCTGGAGTAGTCCATGAATATATTTGAGGATCTAAACTGGTTTGAGTTGAGTTACTATATTTAATATCAGGAGCAATTCTAGATGGTTGATATCCTTGAGATTCTGAATCTGGTTTGCTAGCTACTGTTTGACCTGCGTTAACAGAACCTTGTTTAACTTTTGACACTGATCTATCAGCAGCTCGAGTAGCCCATTCATAACTATCTGTTTTACTACCAAATGCTTTAGATGTGTTAGTATTATATGGTTCAATAGGTTGTTCTGTAGCTGATGATATTACACCATCTACATTCCTACCATGCGGTAGTGTATTAACATAACTTGCTGAATGTAGACACCCAATACATACCCGCAACATAGGGTTATTATTAATGCAAGTTACTAATACTTCAGCACCTATTTTAGGGATCATCCACATACCATATGCTACACCACCAGTAGTTTTATGCGTTGATTCAGGGCCCCTACTAAATTTTTCATTATCAACAGACCCCGCAAAAGGTGTTGAAAATTGAGCCCATGGTATTAACTCAATTGGAGTAGATGGTAGATCACCGAAAGCAGGGCAATATACTCTTACCCTACCACGCTCTTGAGGGTCATTAGTATCAACAATGTGACCGGTTGTTGTAAAATTATAATCATCATTAAATTCAAACATCATTTTTAAACCAATTGGTATAGTCACCAGGGAAATCATTCGGTTGGTAAATAAAAGGGTTGGTTGATTTTATATGAAACTTAACATAATGTAAATCCCCAATCTCTGGTGATGTAAATCTATTTACAAAATGCGGTCCGCTGGGGTATAATACACATAACCCTTTTATTGAGTTCAATCCAAACTCGTGCTGAATAAATTCTAACTTACCACCAAATACGTCTGTGTTACGATCAAATGGTGGTTTAAAATTACTATCGTTTAGAAACACAACACCTGTTAGTGCACGATGATGTATTTGTACCCATTTTGAGCGTAGAAATTTACTATTTTCACATACTATATCTGTTACATCATTTGTTTGCACTTTTATAATCTTGGGAATTTCAATGCCTTCGATTATAATATTATAGTGTTGCTCTATTTGTTGCACATTATTTAATATGTGTTGTTTAATAGAGTTAGATATTACCTCCTCTGTATATTCACCCCGAGGTTTATCCTTATACGATTCAATAATTTGATCACACAGCAATGGTGATATGCATTCACGATATATTATAAATGGGCTTTTTATTATCATGGTAATTAGTATTGTAATTTATCTATATTGCTATACGCTTCTGTTTTTATTCGAGATAGTAACTGTTTAATAGTGATTTCTGGATGCTTATTAACAATATCAAGTATCTGTTGAATGGGATCTACATCCAACGGAGCATCTCCAACTGGTTTAACTACATTAATGGGTAGATCAGAAGAATGATCTTGTGTGCTGGTGGGTGTATCATCTACATTTGTAGTATCTGTAGTATTAACAGTAACTTCTTCTGATTCTTCAGATTTAGATTGATGTGGTTTAATAGTTAGATTTAGTTTTTCAATTAAATCCATACCTATTAGTAATTGATCATCCATACCATCACGGTTATTTAAATTCACATCAATATTGGGTACTGTGTTCTCGTTGTGTTTAACTGATATATTAATAACAGGTCTCTTATCTGTACCATTATCAGCTGTTTTAATCTCCTGCTCACCTGCAGCATTCATTTTATATTGTTTATCGTTAAACTCGAATGATACAGTTTTACCACCACCTGCATTATCAGTTACTTGTAAATTTTTAACACCTAATGAAGTTTGTGAAGCGCCTGTGTCTATTTTACCTTGTATTTCTTTATTATCATTAATACCTAATAAAATCACATTAATATGTGATCCAACTGGTTGATTTTCTTGGTCATTAACATCTGACATTTTAATACCTGTATAAAGTTAGTAATATGTGTATTTATTGGTAATATATTACATAAATATAATAAGAAATAAAAGTATATGAGGAATCAACTTTATGAGTTTTTTAAAACAAGTTATAGAAGATGCAAGTGCAGGTGCGATTAGTTCAGGTGCAGTTGCAGCTACACCTGGTATGCTATTTAATAAACCTATTAAAAGAAAGATACCCAAATCTGAAAAAATAAACAAAATGAATATTAAAGCGCAGAACATTAAAGAAAATAAAAAACCTAGCTTTTTGCAGCACGTTATTGATAATATGTTATCAGAATCTACGGATGAGTTTAATTCACTAGATGTTATATCTAAACTACAGTTCGCTGAAAAAAATATCAATAGAACAAAAAACACTACAGTGTTTGGTTTGGAGAGTGATAAGAAGGGTGGTGTTGTTAAAGTACACGTACCTAACGAGCAAGCGGCAGAGTTTGAAAAAACACTACAACGTGAATTGCGAGCTGATAAAAAACGTGAAGTAGCTGAAATATTATTTGATTTGAGAAATAAATTTAATATTAGTTATGTTGAATGGCCTGCAGTACCGGAAGATGAAGAAGTTGATATGGAGTTATCGGATCAGAAAACTAAGGATGATGCTGATGCTCTAGGTGATACTGAGATGCCTGATGATAAATTAGGTGATAAGGGTGATGATAAAGATAAACCTGATATGAATGCTGATTTAGATGCTATGGCACCTGAAGCACCTGCTGGTGAAGATGATAGCTCGGTGAAAAGTATGCTTGATAAAGTAATTGATATGCTTAAACAAGACGCTGAGGCTAGAAAAGCTGAAGCGGAAGCAAGAGGTAAAGAAGCCCAAGCTAAAGAAGCTGAGGCAGCAGCAAAAATAGCTGACCAAAAAGTGCGTGCAGAAGAAGAATTATTTAAAGCTGATCAGTATGCAAAGAGTCAAAGTGAAGAGAAGAAAGAAGCTCAAAGACTTGCAAAATTAGCAGCTTATAGACAAGCAATTTCACAAGGCTCTATTTCAAAAGATTACACAGGATTTTAATATGAAACTTACATTATCTACATTTTTGCTGAATGAAGATCTTTCAACTGAAATTGCAATGTTACAATCACAGATAACTCAATTAAATAATCGTAAAGCAAAACAAGATAAGTTAATAGATGATCAAGTGAGACGGCTACAGCAGAATTTATTTTTAAAACAGAAGCAAGCTGAAAATCTCGCAAAATCTAATAATATGAGAATGCAACAGCAGCAACCTGCTAATCAACCCACTCCTCAACAAAATCAGCCAGTTGTTGGTAATAACTCAGCAGTTTAATGTTTACTCACAATCATTATCATATCCCAGATGTGGACACCGTTCAATTGAACGGTGTCCGTTTTTATAATACACCTAATGGTAGTTATCCATCTATAACATCAGTGTTAGGTTCTAAAAAGAAAGAATATTTAGAAAACTGGCGTAATATGTTGGGACAAGATAAAGCAGATAAAGAAACTAAACGATGCGCTGATAGAGGTACAGCAGTGCACGACATGTGTGAGAAATATTTAAATAATGAGCTAGATCCTACTAAAGGTCATGAATTATCGAATATAAAATTGTTTAATCAAATAAAAATGAGATTAAATAAAATCGATAATATAATTGCTCAAGAAGTTCCCTTATATAGTGATTATTTTAAAGTAGCGGGTAGGGTAGATTGTATTGCTGAGTATAATGGGGTACTATCAATTATTGACTTTAAAACATCTAATAAGCTTAAAACAGAAGATATGATATTAGATTATTATATTCAAGAAACTTTTTATGCATTAGCGTTTTATGAAATGACAGGGATTGAAATATCACAGATAGTAACCATTATGTGTGTTGAAAAAAGTATACTATCTGTGGTGTGGGTTAAGCCTATAATACCATACATTACTAAATTAAACAAAAGAGTAGCAGAGTATTATAGTGTTAGTAAATAGGGTGAGTTTTTTTAGATTCCTCTTCTAACCTACTTTCTAAGTACTCTTTAATAATTCTTCGCTCGGGCACTGTTATAACTTTTGCATCATCATACTGTAATGAACCCCGCATAAAATAAGATAGAGATACTACTTCTTTAATAATATCTTCTGATTCTTGAGTTAACTTATTGATATAATTAGATATTTGCTCTGGGTCATTACGCCTTAAAGTTATAAAAAAAAAGTTAATGGATTTAATTCAATATCAATATTGAATGTTGCTCCACAATCATTACATGTAATTTCAAAACTAGTAGATGGTCCAAAATCACTTGCATCATCGATTGCGTTTGATATTTTTTTAAACCAAGAGGTGGGTATTTTTCGAGCCCATTCACCTATCATTTCTTTATCATCAATATTATCCACAGATGCTATAATTTTAATAGTGGATTCGATCATTTTTTCTTGAAGCTTAATCTGCATATCAGTAAATTCTACTGAATTGGTATCATCAATCTTAGGTGTATTAATACTAGCATCTTGCATCAATGATAGTACATCTTTAAATTTAATTGGATTGAGTTTAACTACTTGCCCGTTTTCCATAACAATAGTATAACTATCATTTATTTTAGTAGGGTTAATATACTTCGTATTTTGTATAAATGAATCAATGGATGTTGTATAAGTATGTTCTTTTGCATCTTGACATGTATGAGTATATTTTACTGTAATATCAGGTCCATACGTAACCTTACGTAGCATAAGTAGTAAAAGATCAATATCTTTCGAAAATAATTCTTTTGGGTTTTTTATGGCTGGTACACAATTAGCACACACCTCAATAATTGAATCACCATTAATTAATTTACTAATATTACGCATAGTTAATTCATCAATAGCTGACATTGGGTATACATGCACCTCTCCATTATCTGTATCTATCTCACCATGTTTATAAAATAAACCTAAAGAAGGTAGTCTAACAGTCTCACCTGGTAGTCTTAAATTTTGTAATAATGGATTGCTCATTGTAATAAACCCTATTTAATCATTTATATGTTATATAGTTAGTATTTTCAGTAGGTTTTTAAAACTAAATACATAAAATTTTACTAGGATTTTTCCATGGCTTTAGATCCCCGCGACTTACAATTAATAGAACATGTAATTAAAACACTAATCCAATCAGGTGGTGGATTAGTGCAGTCTATGAATAATATGACAAATGCCACTACACAGGCATCCAAAACCACTACTACAGCTACAGAATCACTAGTTAAATCAAAAAATGATGAATCAGCAGCTAGTGTAGCATTTAGTAAGCGAGTATCTAAAACTGCTAGTAATTTTAATCAATTTGATAAAGTATTAAATGAGTTGATTACATCATCAAGTACAGGAGCTACTAAGTTAAATAATGTGGCAAAAGCATATGAACTTGCAAGAGCATCTATGATGGATTCTGCTGATGCTACATATAAAACTTGGGAGTCATATAATACAGTTTTCCCTAATATTCTAAGTAAAAACTTAAAAGAGATTAATAGTAGCCTGCAAGATAAATTAAAAACATTTGAAGATGTTTTAAAATTTGATGAGTATGTTGCAGCACAAAATAAATTCTTATCATCATTTGAACATAATAATAAGCAGTTAAATGAAGATACTATTAAATTGCTAGCAAATGTTCAAGAATTAGGTGGTGCATTAGGTGAAGATTATATTAAAATGTTCCCTAAAAAGACAGTCGCAGCTTTTGAAGAATATTTAAAATTACAAGCTAATGGTGCTGATGATACAACATTAAAAGCAGCTTCAGCTAAAATAACTCAAGCATTTGCAAAAACATCTAGAGTTGCAGCAAATTCAACATTTTATACTAATAGAATGTATAAAGAGTTTACTGGGTTAACTAATGCTGTAAGGATGACTGCCGGTGATTTAAGTAAAGTTAATAAACAAATTGGTCCATTCGCTACTGCTTTAACTGATGGAATGGGAAAATTTGGTCAATTATTACAAACTGGTTTAAAACGTGGATTTGATGAAGAGGCTATAAGTGAGATTAAAGCGGTAGGTGGTAAGGCAATTAAGGCACAAGTTGCAGCTGCTTTAATAAAAGTAGGTACTACAGCTACAAATGAATTAATCTCATCAATTAAAGGTCAAATCATTACTGGTTTAGAACCTGCGTACCTTTCTGCAGTTTCTATGTTTACTACAGCTGAAAAGTTGCGTAATGTACAATATGAGTATATGACTACCTTACAAACAATGTCTGGTGGAGCAAAAGAATATACAGAAGCATTAGAAAATGGTTCTAATACATTTTTAAAATTAACTGCATATGATGGTGAAAGATCATTGAAGTTAAATGCAGCGTCATTAAAGTTAGCTAATACTTTTGAACATACAAGAGTAAATGCAAATAATGCTGCTCAATCATCGTTGCGATTCAGTAAACAGATGCAAATACAATCTAAGTACCTAGGTACATCTTTTGAGGAAACTCAGGCTTTTTTAGAAAGTTTAGCTGAAGCTGATGAAGTTCAACAATCATTAACGGGCACATTAAAAAAACAAAAAGCAACCATAGCAACTGATACTGCTGCTATGGTGGCGCATGCTCAAGCTATAGGTTTATCAAAAACCCGGGCTCAGGAATTTGCTAAAACGTTATTAGTAGGATCTAAAACAAGATCAGAAAAAGCTGAATTAGCAGGTTCAATGAGTCAGTTAGTGGGTCGATTTGGTAAACAATTAACGGATGAGCAACGTAAAGTAATT